CATAGATACATTTATCGATGTTTAATATACCCATGTAACAATGGAATATCTTATACCATTTGTAATTTCAAAAATTTGATGAGGAAACATAAAATTCGATGGAAATATGATTAATGTATTTTTTTTTAAAGACAGTACATAAGTACCATGAAAAAAAGCCAATTCTCCTCCTTCATACTCATCGTTTAAAACGATGATAATGGTTAAAGTTCGTTGAATCATATTGGTTGCCTGATCAATATGTTCTTTGTAATAACAACCATTTGTATATTTTAAAAAAATATAACCAGCTTCGTTTGATTGTATGGATAATTCTGGAAAAATTTCTTGATATTTTCGTAAACAACCATCAATCTGTTTATAAAGTTCTTCACATAATTCATTGTTATCTATTTTGATGGTAAAACAATGGCGAACTTTTGATTGAACGATTCCCTTTCCAGTTGGACCTCCTATTTTTGCATAAGTCATTGTTTCTTCATACAGTTCTTTAAGTTTGCATAAAAATCCTTCTGGTAAATCAATATCATACGTTTGAATATAATGAGTAATATCGTGCATAAATACGATTTATAAAAAATAATCCATTTTTATTTAATACGTTTAAGTTATTATCATTCTGATAGAATGTTATGAACATTACGTTTAGTAACAACGGTTCGACAAGGAGCCATCATAGAAATATTTAAGGGTGTACTCATTGTATACTGTCCAACTCGTTTACAATGCTCAATAAAGGTGTCTATATCTAAATATCCTTTCATTTGATTGCACTCTGAACAACAGGAAGTACAATTCATTAAAGTATACCCTTCTTTATTATTTTTTCTATCAATACCATTACTATGTCGATAACTATTTTTTTTGTTACAATAGGTACATGGATTTTGTTTTATATTGAAAAAATCATCTTCGGATAAAGCAAATTCCAATTCTTTATCATCAGCACGTTTTTGATAAGCATTTAAGGGTGACGATTTACAATCTCTCCATATGTCATCATGTTCTATTCCAATTCCTTTATGATGATAAGAGATGTGTTGACATCTTTGAATAAATGTATTTGCATCTAATGATTTTTTGATAAAATTACAATTTTTACAACAGGAAACACAGTTATTGACGGAATAGCCTTTCGTATTGTCCATTCGGTCAATACCATTCAGTCGATTCTCTGGAAGTAAATTGCAGTAGAAACAAGGCATTTTAATCATATTTTCACAGTAACTCATGGTCATTGCATCCTCCCATGGAATACCTTTTACTCTTGCTTGTTGTTTTATACATGTAATACGATGTCTTGCATTATTCTTGTTCCAGTGTGAAAAATGTTCTTTATTATTTTGTCTCCATATTCTTGCAATTTCTGCGTTATGGGCAAGAAATGCTTCTTCATTTTCTTCACGTTTTTTTTCACGATAAGCGATATAATATTTTTTTCTTTTTGTTTTTCATTTCTTTTTTCACGAACATCTGGATTCCATTTTTTGAATGGGTCTTATAAAAAGAATGCGTTTAATATTTATATGGTGGTATGGCTTATGACATTTTTTGTTATATTGATCAGTTGGAGTAGGCCAATCCTCCCATACCACTCATGATGCGGAGCACATTGTAGTTCACAGCGAAGACCTTGATGAGGGCACCTCCAGAGACAGAGGCGGCGTTGGATGTCACGGTTAGGTTTAGAACAGCAGAGTCAATGCGAGACATGTTTAGGGTGCCAGAGGGTTGGTGAGATTCGGGTTGTAGAGCGAAGGAGTAAACGTTGATACCTTCGGAAGCAGGCACGTTTTCGTGGTGTTGGAAGGGTTGAACCAAGTTGAAGTATTTGGCGGGGCGTTCAGCAAATCTATCGTGGCCGTTGAGTTGTAGTTTGGCAGACACAACGTGGCTTCCAGATGTGGAAGAAATCACATTGCCGAAATCACCAGTACCACCAGAGTTGGCAGATTGGAAATTGAACCATTGGTTACTGGTTTCAGCAGTAACATTGGCTTGAACCACCCAAACAAGTTCCTTGACAGGGTGGTTGAAGTTGAGTTTAACCTTGTTGTTAATACCAGTGACAGATTCATTTCCAGTGAATTGAAGTTGTTCAATGAGGTATTCGTGGCTTAGTTGAGCGAAACGGCGACGTTCGTCGGTATCCAAGAAGATATAATCCACCCATAGAGAGGCAGAAATATCATCGCTGGGATTGACTAGACTTCTGCCAACGCGTAGAGAAGCAGCCTTTTCACGGAATTCAATGTTAATCTTGACTTCGTGGTATTGTAGAGCAATGAGGGGTAGAGCTAGACCAGGGTTACGGCAGAAGAAGAATTCTAGGGGAACGAATAGGTGAGTGGGACCAGTGGATTCCGCTAGGGTAGCAGCTTCACCCACCATCTTCTTGAAACCAGTCATCTTACCAACAGGTAGAGACAGTTCGTTCCAGATGTACATCCATTCACCGTAGTGCTTGTCAATGCGTTGGCCACCGATTTCAAGTTCCACGGATTTGATGAGAGCTAGACCGATGTAATCGACGAATACGTCATCTCCAGCAGTATCGGGCAATGTCACTTGTAGGTACATGCGGTGGATCAAATCACCATTGCGGGAGATTTGGCAGGTCACGCGCTTGCCGAATCCAACGGTGCCGTTGAAGGTTTGTTCAATGGCTTCCATGGAGAAGTTTGTGTGACGACGGTAAACCACCTTGAAGAAGGTAATTTGAGGGTTACCGGTTAGGTAAACATCTTGAGCGCCATAAGCAACGAGTTGTAGAAGTCCTCCACCCATTTGTTGTTTTTTGTATACTTATTAGCAAGAAAAAAATTTTACGCATCTACTTAAAAAAACATCGGAAACTTAATACAATTCACTTGTTTAAATGTTTAAAGAAAAATCCACAAAGAAACGCGTACCACTTACAGAGGCTTCGAAAGAACTTACACTCGACGCTCGTCACAATAAAATGATAGAAACCTTTGAAGAACAAAGCAATGAATGGATTCGACTCAAGAAAAAGGAGAAAGATATGCAATTAAAACAACAGTTATGGAAAGATAAAATTCAAGAAATGTCTAAATTAGATGAATCGGATTATAATGAGGATATGTATCAGGAAGCTTGGAGCAGTAATTTAGAAATTGCAGATAAACTTATTGTAATCCACAAACGAATAAAACATTTAGAAAATTTACATCAAGAAGTACATTATTTTGAACGTACGGGCAAAATATTGTTTGAATATTATGAATTATTAGAAAAACAGCATATATCAACCGAAGAATTAATTCAAATTACATCCACCACGACGCGTTCAATTACAACTGTTCAAAAACCCATTGTAAGGGGTCGAAAACGCCATATACCTGTTCAATCGAAAAGTATTTTGGATGCTTTTCAAGAATATTCACAATCTCAAGTTCCTACAGAAGCACCATCGACAATCGAAAACGATATTTTATCCGAAAATATACCACTGAATGAGAATGAAGAGGAACTTCTAAATCCGACGAAAGAAGAATCAGAGGAATCCTCCACTTTATCATTAAACGATAAACGTGCATTGGTTGAACAATACATGGCCATTGTAGATGCTTCTTATATTCGCCCTCATTATCAAGAAGTTCATATTGGACAATGTCCTCATTGTCATATTATGTTAACCTATTTAATGCAAGATGGTATTACTGTATGCAATGAATGTGGTTTTCAAGAATTACTATTAGTTGAACAAAATAAACCCATTTATCGTCAACCAACCAAAGAAGCATCTCATTTTTCATATAAGCGCATCAATCATTTTAACGAATGGATTAGCCAAATTCAAGGCAAAGAAAGTACCGACATTCCAGAAGAGATTTTTGAAAGAATTGTTTCGGAAATTAAAAAAGAAAAAATACTGGACAGTTCTAAATTAACCTATCCAAAAATGAGAGAAATTTTAAAGAAGCTTAAAATCAATAAATACTATGAACATATTTATTACATTATCAGTCGTATCAATGGTCAACCCACGCCCAATTTTACACCAGACATTGAAGAAAAATTACGAACAATGTTTAAAGAAATTCAAGGTCCTTTTTTGAAACACTGTCCGAAAGACCGTAAGAATTTCTTGTCGTATAGCTACGTTTTATATAAATTTTTCCAATTGCTTGAAAAAGACGAATTTTTAAAACACTTTCCATTATTGAAAAGTCGAGAAAAATTACATTTACAAGACCAAATATGGCGTAAAATATGTGAAGAACTCAATTGGCAATATATTGAGTCTATTTAAGGTCCAAAACGAACCAATTTGAAACCCATTCCTAGACCTGCGCCTTGGCGTAGGGAAGAACCAATGGAGGGAGCAAGTGCGTCCAAAATGGCAAACATGGACGCAGCAACAATGGCCAATACAACGGCTTCTTTCCATTGCAATGCTTGAGAAGGAAGAATCATAGCAACCACACCCACCGCAGCGCCTTCCATAATGTATTTCACAAGGCGTGTAGAAATTTCTTGAATGTCTAGAGCGTTCATTTGGTTATCGACTACTTATAACAAAGAAAATTCATTTTAAAGGTTTATATATATTTAATGACTAAATGACATCGAATATCTATCCCATTTTAACGGAAGATTCTTATAAAAAAATAAATAATTATAATCATTGGTTAACTCAAATTCAAAATACAAAAGAATCCTATAAGCGTATCGATCATTTTAACGAATGGATTAGCCAAATTCAAGGTCATAAAGTTGATATTCCAGAAGAGATTTTTGAAAGAATTGTTTTGGAAATTAAAAAGGAGCCTATATTGGATAATTCCAAATTAACCTATTCAAAAATGAGAGAAATTTTAAAGAAGCTTAAAATCAATAAATACTATGAACATGTCTATTATATTACCAATTGTATCAATGGTCAATTCACTTCACATTTTACACCGGACATTGAAGAAAAACTACGAACGATGTTTAAAGAAATTCAAGAACCTTTCTTGAAACATTACAAAGGTTGTCAAAGTTTTTTCCCATATCATTATATTTTATATAAATTTTTACAATTGCTCAAAGAACATACACTTTTAGAAATTGTTCCATTAATAAAAAGTAAAGAAAAACTACAACTATTTGACTCTAAATGGTCTACAATATGTAAAGAACTCAATTGGCAATATATTGCATCAACCTAAGATTCAAAGGAAATAAAAAATTCATTTAAAAGAGTTTTACAATTGGACATATATTCGAAGATTGAATGGCATCGGATTCCTCTCTTGTTTCAACCAAAGAAGTAGATTATTTGGACGAAGACAAATCCATTCGTGGACAAAATTACGTATGTTTGTCTTTTATTTCACCCGAGGATGTGCTTGCCAATAAAGATGTTTTTGCCTTTGATAAATTTCTAGCCCATTTTTCGAAAGAACTCAGTACTATGTTGGACATGCTTCAACAAAAATATCCAGAAGATAAAAATATCTTTGTCTCTCTACGTGAAAACAACAATCATTATTTTAACGAATCTGAACTGCAAGAACAATATCGTTTTTTCCGTCGTAACAACAATGCAGACATTGATAGAGAATATCTTGAAAAGAATGATTTTAGAACCTGTGTACGTGGTATTAAAGTCCGTGGTTCTTTTGAAACCTTGAAAGAAGCTCAAATTCGTGCTGAAGTATTGAAAAAAATGGGGGATAAATTTGACATTTTCATTGGTCAAGTAGGATGCTGGTGCCCTTGGTCTCCCAATCCAGAAGATTTGGAAAATCAAGAATATGCCGAAACCCAACTCAATACTTTGATGAAAAAATATCGCGAAAACATGCAACTCAAAGACCAATTCTTTGAACAACGCAAACAAGATAAGATTGAACAATCTCTTGCGGATAAAGATGCATGGACAAAACGCAAAGAAGAAGATACAGCAACGAGTTCATCTTCGCCTACGGTGATGGAAGAAGATTCCACACCTCCTCCGACAGATTCTGCTTAAAGTTATATTTCCTTATAGCAGAAATGAAAGCTATTTCGGTCTTTCTTTTATTCCTTGGAACCATACTTGTATTACAAGGTTATTACGAACAACAAGCAAAACTTTCATGTCCAAAACAGAAAGAAACAGTTAAGGTGGTACCTATGTCGATTTATGAACAACAATTGTCACCTAGTGAATCCCTTTCAAAATACTTTAAGAGTATGTTTGAAGACGTCATGACATGGCCAACCGTTCGTTATACTTCGGATGCAAATAAAGATGCATTAGAAACAAAAATAAAACTAGATTAAAATACAAAAGGATAATAGAAATGGACCCAGAACAACCCATTGAAGAAGAAACAACCCGTTTACCTTTTTGGATTGTTTCCTTTGGAAAAAAGGAAACATTAGAACAAGAATCTCGAGATAGATTGCAATCGTTTCAAGAAAAATTATTTCAATATGTTGTGAATCCAGATAAAGTGGACAAGGATACTTTATCACGACTTTGGAATGCTTGGACAGTAACAAAAGAAAAATATACACACCAAGACACTTTGGAAGTTCAAAATTATATGCAAAAAGTACATTTGCCTCGAGAAGCCAAGAAAAACGAATATACGGAATATGTGAATCAATTAAATCAACAATGGCAAGAAGTTCAACAGGCAACTGTTACGGAGAAAAAAGAAAAAATAGATAGATATCTTCATTTGATTCAACAAAAACCTAACTTGGAATTTTCATATTCCCATGTTTTTACCACGGAACCTTAAAGCCTTAAAGTTTTCCAACTTTCTATTCTGTTTCATAAATAGAGTTTCTCTGATTACAACAACATGGAATATCAATTTCGTTGGGGATGGTTTTTAATTGCATTTGCAATAGGTGTATTTTATGTTTATTTGGTAAAACCCCAACCGTTTATTGTTTATAAATATCCAACACCTTACAATGCCGGAAAAGTGACTTATTCGGATAATGTAGGTAATTGTTATAAATTTAAAGTTGATACAGTAGAGTGTCCAAAAGATAAAACACACTTAGAAGCTCAACCCATTGTATAAATTAAACCATTCATGGCTTTCTTTTTCTAAAGATATCACAGAGATATGAAAGAAGGATTTCGTTTGATTGCAGACCGTTTGTTGTATACAAACCAGGGTCAAATTATTAGTGCTGTATTGATGGGATTTGCTTTTGCACTATTGTTTCGAAAAGTATGCAATGAACGTGATTGTAAAATTATTATTGCTCCCCCACTCGACCATATTCGTGAAACCATTTATGAATTGGAGGGAGAATGCTATAAATATACACCTATACCAGGAAAATGTCCAAAAGAAGCCTTTATTATTCCAACACGAGTTCCCTCCAATTAAAATTAAAACAGTGTGTTTGTTTGTTTACTTTTTTTATCCCAAGGTAAAGTACAATGTCTCAACCCATATCACCATCTATTGCAATGGCAACTCCAATTCAAACATTACCACCACAAGGAGGAGCCTCTGAAGGACCAACAGATATGTCGGACCCTTTGGTTTCTGATGTTTTAAATGAAATGGAAAAAGAAGTTCAAACCGCCAGTCATCCAAGTGGATCCGTAAACCATTTAACTTCTCAAATGAATTCTATGGCGATTCCTTCACCAACACCAATGGTTCCAATGATGGCTTTTCCAACATCCAATAAAAAAGAATGGATTCACATGGATAATTTAAAACGTGTTGCCTTATGCATGCTTTTAAGTTTTATTCTATTTCATCCTACCTGGATTTTTCCTCAACTCTATGAACGTTTCCATCGTTTTACATTCTTGCAAACATATGATCAAATGATTCGAGTGGTGTTGTTTGGATTATTCTTATATGTACTTTTAACCTATGTACCTTACCCTTAATCATCCATATGGTAACTTATACATGGGGAAGTTGATTTTTATATAAAGTCACTGTAAAATCTTTATCATTATAGGTTGGGACAGTTACTTTATCATTGCTGTATATTTCACGACATCCGGTATCTTCATTCATACAATCTCTTTTTTCAAAATGTACTGGCATTCGAATGCTTTGATATTGGTCCGTAGCGGTAAAATAGTTCCATCTGTCCGAATGTTTATATCGAAGGGATTGTCCAAATAAGGGTAATATTTTTGGTTCTTCATCGGGATTGGTTTTCTCCATGGTAACAAACCCAATCTGTTGCACTTTTGTATTTTGTTCGTAGGTAGGATTTTTTGAAGGACGATAATCCCATTCATTTTGAGTGGATTTTTCAGGGATGACGGGACGGGTATATACGAGATTGACCGGCGAAGAGGAGGAAGAACTTGAATAAGAAGTATTTTTCATATAATGTTTTGTATTACGTGACTGAATGTAGTAAGAAAATCCCAATACAAGTGAAATCGTTAATAATATTACAGCCAATCCAATCGCCCAGTAAAATTTTTTTTTATAATTCATTCTCTGCTTTCATGCAAAGAATTTATCCATTCTTAAATTAGATTTATAAGAATTCGATGGTTGACCTATATCCTTTGTCCGAAGCCTATAAGGTTGTTCAAAAACCCAAACAAGAAGAGGAACCCTTCGTAAGCGAAGAAGATACAAAAAAAAGTGTTGCCAGTATTTTTATGAGTGTTGGTTTGATGATTTTGGCGTTGTTTTTGGGTGGGTTAATGTTTTGGGCATATCGTAAAGAACGTTCGTTAATGATTGTGGTACTAAGTGTGTTTGTCTTTATTTACTCCATTATAATAATGACTTTGGGCATTATTCAACGTGGAAAACTAGATAAGGCTTATTTCTTAACCATTGTAGGTTCCAGTATCTTTATTAGTGTAATGATGGTTATTTTAATCATTGTATTTTCAATTGTAGCTTCTCGTCGTCTAAGCAAAAGTTATCTTGGACCTCAAACCCAAGACTATTTGTCCCGTACTACGGATTTAAATTAAGCCATTAAACCAAGGGATAATTATCGGTTATTTTTCTACTCTTGTCAAAACCAGGAATCGTATCAACTTCAACACCTTGACCTTGAGCACTGTATACCGATTCTCCATAAACACCTTTAATTCCAACCATTTCTTTATCATAGGATGTTTTATCGACCACATTGGTTTGAATACGTTCTAAATGTTCGGCAGTAGTAAACAGAGATTTAGAACGTAATATATCTCCGTCTTGTTTGGAAGAAATCCATCCAAACACATTCAGTTGATTTACGTGAATACGATACAAGCATGCCAAAAGAGCCAATACAAGGAAGATACCCGTGGTTAAATCCCATAGTACCAATGTAAAAATTGCAATCGTACCAACAATCATTAATAGTATATCCATGCGTAGCCATTCAAAGTAATAGACAGGTATCAATAATGAAGCAACAAAGAGTATAATTGAAAGAATACGAATGACGTCTTTCATTTTTAATTTCAAATGAATTACTATTTAATGAACACAAAAAATGTTAAATGGGAGTTAAAAACGAGCCACTATAGTATCTATAAAGATGACACACGTCATTGGTAAAACATTTTTATCGAGACGTGGATATGCGGTTTTGAAAAAACACAATGATACGTTGATTGAACAATTGAAAGAGGAGTTGACCGTAAAACCACTAACTCACCCAGACATGCCTGGGGCGGATGAAATTGTACCGTTTCCAGTATATCGAGAAAGTTCAAAAAAATTGTATTTGCCAAAATTCTATGGATTGCAACGCTTTGGACCTGCAACTGAAAATACATTGGACAATGGAGTAACAACAACCCTTGAATTTAATGGTCAATTGCGTGATGAACAAAGAGTTCCTGCTCAAAACTTTATCGATGCGGTTCAAGACCCTTCACGTCAAGGCGGTATTTTATCTTTATTTTGCGGAGGGGGGAAAACAGTTCTTGCATTGTATTTAACTGCTTTTTTTAAAAAGAAAACATTGATAGTGGTTCATAAAGAATTTCTATTAAATCAATGGAAGAAAGAAATCGAACATTTTTTACCCAAGGCACGAGTGGGTTTAATCAAACAATCGAAAATTCAAGTGGAAAACAAAGATATTGTTCTTGCCAGTTTGCAAAGTTTAGCCATGCGCGATTACCCAGATACATTATTTCAAGACTTTGGAATGGTTATTATTGATGAATGTCATCATATGGGTGCAGAAGTATTTAGTCGTGCTTTGCCAAAGATTACCTGTCGTATTATGTTGGGTTTATCGGCAACTCTTGACCGAAATGACGGTATGTCTAAAATATTCTATTGGTATCTAGGAAAACCTGTGTTTCAACAAAAAAAGAGAGCCGATACGGGAACTACAGTTGTAATGCATTCTTATTATAATCCTCATCCGGATTATGGTCGAGAACTGTCTTTTCATAAAAATGGTCGTAAAGTATTGAAGATACCCAATATGATTTCAGCCATTGCATCTTTTGAACCGAGAAACGATGAAATCATGGATATATTAAAAGCAATTCTTGATAAAGAACCCGGTCGTCAAGTTATTATTTTGTCCGAACGTATTTCTCAACTTCGTACTCTTGAACATAAAATTCAACAATGCACCTTGGGTACAACGGGTTACTATATTGGTGGTATGCCCCCAACCGAATTGGATAAAAGTGCAAAATGTAAAATCATTTTAGCCTCTTACCAAATGAGTAGCGAAGGTATGAACATTCCAACATTAAATACTTTGATTCTCGCTTCTCCCATTAGTTCTGTGGAACAATCCATTGGACGTATTCAACGTCAAAAAGCCAGTGAGCGACAGTATCGACCCTTAGTGGTTGATGTATGGGACCGTTTTTCACGCTTTCAAAC